TGTTTATTCGACAAGCCTTCCGCCATCGCTGATCACCTTTTCAATGCTTTTTGTTAACGGGTCATCTTCTATTTCTTGGTCAATTCCATTTGTGTTTCTATCAAACATACCTAGATGCTTACCAATCAGCTCTAGGGCTTTGAGTTTATCGGCCAACCGTATTTCCGTTCCGTTTTGTGTTTCTTTAATTGAAACAACCGCAGCTTTTTGCGATTCTGTAAGCTCATCGGTAGAAACAAAATCAACCCCGCCGCCTGGCACTATTTTTGCGTAATCTGTTGCCCTCGCAAATCCAATAGCCGCTAATTCTTGGATTACCCGATCCTGAGTGATTTCGGTACGCTGTTCACGCGCTTGCTTTCGTTGTTGAATTGCTTTCTGAATTAAAGGTTTTCTAAGGTTTTCAGTTCCAATAGAAAACGCGGTTTTTTCACTGTATCCCGCTCGAATCGCCGCTTGTGTAGCGTTTAAATCTATCAGATATTCATCTACAAATCTTTGCTGTTTCGCAGTTAATTTCGCCATATCACCACCACAATTTCAGGATAAATAGAAAGACCGCAAAGCCGTTAGGCCTGCGGTCCTTAGGAAAGGAGGTCAATGAACCTTGTACACTTTTCTATGATCTTATTATATCCTATGTTTTTGAAAAAAACTTCCCTTCTTTTTCCCATCAGCATTCCATAATTCCGTACATGGTAACAGTAAAATAATAAAGTGCTTCATCTTTTATTCTGTATACTTGAGAAGTTTCAATGTGATATTTTTCCATCAGCCTTTCCACGTGTCCGTCATGGCGGTCTATGTAAAACTCTGTGAGAAAGTCTTTTTGTACCTCAGTTATTCCGTCCAGCCCTTTCTCGATGAGTGCGACAATCCGCCGGGTCGCGGAGTAGGCCAGGGATAAGCGCTTAGTTTTCACAATATTATCAATCCAACGATCTTCAGTTTTACTCCCGCCGCCTTTCACTGGCTCAGAATCAGCAGTACAAGCCTTGATAGATTCCTGTTCTAATCGCAAAGTTAAAATCTGATCTCGAAGATTATTTAAAGATGCTTTACGCTTCATGTAGCATCTAAGATCGTTTTCAGCTTCTTTTTTCCAGTTCAATTTTTCAACCTCCTGACAGTCTTTTTGTCGCACTTCTCCGGCGGGCAGCCTCTAGGCTTACCAGTATCCAGAAGATAATTACAGTATTTAACGAAGCCATGTCCGTGGGTTGCCAGTGCTCTATGATAGACGCACCCTTCACAGCTTTTCCGGTTCATGTGCTTTGGCGTCTTTGCAGTAGAAGTCGTCGTCTTTCCCGGTTGTCCATTGGTATTCAATATGATCTATATGATTGCTTCTTTCCAGATGGTAAAAGGGACACTCCTGCTTGTTCCTATGTACGCAGTCCTTGCAAGTGGTGTGCGGTTTGGGCGGGTCTTTGCTTGCCACCAGAACGGAACAAAGCAAGAAGCCTAACGGTGCGCCTAAAAAGTACCCTAAAAGTAATAATTGCCAGTCACTCATGATTTACCTCTTTTCTTAACTTCTCGATCGTTTCAGACAGTTTCATAACGTCCGGGTGAGATTCAGGCTTTCCGGAATTTAATTCGCACCGTCTCAGCCGTTCAAATTTTTCTATCAGGAGTTTAGGATCTCTCTTTTGCCTTTTCACTTCCTCTTCGCTTATGATGATCGGGGGGCGCAGAAAATAATGCTCTTTATTCATTTGATTCCTTCCTTTCACCGTAGCTGCAAAAGTCATCACCTTCATGCAGCGTAATTCCGTTTTTTCCATGAAGATAACACCCAAATGGTTTTCTTCTGCTTCTCTCAAAAGAATGTTTACAATCCTTACATCTAACTACGGGGACAGCGTCTGTATTTCGATGAAGTTCCTCCACCGCCTGATCTCTTTCATGTCTTAGGTGGTCAAGTTCTGCGCGAAGTTTTCCGAATGTATTTTTATCCCAAAAGACAATACGCCTTTTTAACTGTATATTCTCTGATAGCAGCTTTTCAATAGCATCGGAGGCGTCTTTTAGTTCGTCCCAAGCACAAAGGGTATACATTTTTCGCAGTCTCTCAACTAATTCCTTATACATAACTAATCCTCCTTTCTAGCCGAAACCTGAATACTCGCTTCAATTACCGCGTGTTTGATAACATTTTGAATCTCTCTCCACGCCGAAGCATAACCATCTTGAAAGCCTTGTTGATATTCTGCGCGTAGTTCTGACACATAATCCGTTACTTCGACCTTTGCCATAGCTAGTCCTCCAAATCCATTTTAGCGCCACAGTTAGGGCAGTAGCTTGTTTTAAAATCATTGGTCAACCCGCATTCAGAACATCCTATTTGTAAATTGCCCACCCTTAACACAGGAAGATATTCTATCCACTTCCCATGCTTCACCTCTGCCACGTCGGCGGCGGGAAGATAATTGATAAAATTTGATGTATAACAGTTATTACATTTATTTGCTTCATAGTTATGTCCGCAATTCTCTCGACAGAGAACATTTAGCGCAAATTCCCTTTCTATGTACTCAGACATCGTCAATCCTCCTCGTCAAAGCTGTCTAAAGGAACAGAGATTTCATCTTCGTCGGTATCGTCAACAGCAACAAAGACATATCCAATTACAGGTACAACCAATTGAGAGCAATCCAGTTCTTCACCAGTACATTGAAAAAAACTGTCGCAATCAATCTCTGTAATCTTAAAGTATCTCGCCATAGTCAATCCTCCTGTTCCAAGCTTTCGCCGCTTCTTCGTATTCTTCACCGTTGGGGTGTTTTCGCGCGTCATACAAAATTCTTCCCGTTCTTGAATCGCAGCTGATGCACCGGACACACACTGTATCACACCAAACTCCGTTCGTTTTTATCGTAGTTCTCTTATATTTAGCCTTACCTCCGCAAAAAGGGCACGGCTTTAATTCAGTCATGGTTTGCCTCCTTATCCTCTGCATCGAAAATCTGGTCATAAGTTTTTATGATCATTGCTTTTGCCCTCCGTTCGCTGAATCTCAATGTCTGCTATAGCTTGGAATACGGGATAAAACTGTTGAGGAACAACGGCGTTTCCTAAACACTTAAGTCTGTCCAGCGCGTCGGGAACCCCATGATCATTTCGTAAAAGTTCGCCGTCGTCGCCGCGGAGTTTCCGCAAAGCATATTCAAATAAAATAGGTGCTTCGACGGATTTCCTTTCTTCGAGAATATGTGTCTCATTGTTTTCAAGCAGTTTTTCCCGACTGTTGTCCAAGCCATTCCGTCCGTTGCTGTTGGAGTTGGCAACAATACAAATTCTTTTGCGTTCGTGCTCCATTCCGGCTTGGAATGCCGAAAACACTCCCCAGCCCGCATTATACCCCATGTGGGCCAGGTCCCGCAGAACTCGTCCAAAAAACCTTCCATGCTCACTTGATAATAACCCTGGTACGTTTTCAGCCACGATCCACTTTGGTTTAATTTCGCGAATGATTCTCGCGAATTCCCCCCACAAATCACGCTCATCACTAGACGCGAGACGTTTTCCCGCAACGCTATGCGGTTGGCACGGGAATCCTCCAGAGAGTACGGTGATCTCCTCACTGATTTTTCTAGCCACTTGTAATCCTGTAACATTCCTTATATCCCTCCATTTTGGAACATTGGGCCAATGTTTTTCCAATATTTTTATGGCATAATCATCTAACTCACATTGCCCGAGAGTTTTGAACCCCGCCATTTCCGCTGCGAGATCAAGCCCTCCAATTCCAGAGAACAAAGAAAAATGGGTCAAGCTGGTATGATTTTCTTTCTTTCTCTCAATGTGTTTTTTCATTTTCTATCGGTTCCTCTTACCTTTTCCCGCCTGTTTGCGGCGGGGTTGAATTCAAGGGATTAAACGCTTCATGGAATCGTTAAGCTTTTGATAAGTATCGCTGCACATAAGCATAGAAACAACATTATCCGTCAGCGTTTTAGCCATAACATCATCAAAGGTTTGTTTAATTCCGGAATTTACTTGGCGTTTCAAAATATCTGCCTTTTTTTCTACTTCTTTTTGAACGGTTTGTAATATCGTTGTCCTCATGCGTTCAATATCAAATTTTTCTTCTAAAGAGTTCTTGACGCATTCATTTAAGTATTGCTTTCTAGTAAGTTTCTTTGGTTCTTCTCCCCAATTTCCACCAATAGTTACAGCCTCTTCCATGAATTCGTTAACCGAATTGGAAATTTGTTTTTCAACCTCTTCCTTGGTGTATTTTTCAAAAGTTTTGTTATAAGTATCCTTAACTAAGCTTACTATCTCGTCATGCACCATTTTATATATACCCATTTCCACTGAGTTCTTAACGGTATGGGTAATATATTCGAACAGGTTAGTCATATCGACTTCCAGCTTTGCTTCATTAAGTTTAAAATCGGCAGTGTCGTTATAGGGGCACGCTTCATAACCTCCATTATGTTCACAGATTGGCGTTCCATCGCTATAATCATAACCACAAAAATATTTACAGTTTTTACAGTCTTTCATTGCTAATCTCCTTTCTTATTTAGAGAGGTGAATTCCTCCCGTCCAAAATCTCAATGAGCCGCCTGCACACAGGGCAGCCGCTTTCTTTCACAGCCTTGAACTGTCCGCCGAACGCTACACGAATATGATCGATGTATTGGTGGTCTTTTAAGGCAATATTTTGTTTTTCAACGTTCTCATTAAATTTCTGGATAATGAGCTTTCTGTCGGAACACGCCTGATCCTTTGAAATATAGCTTCTGCGATACTCGTTATAAAGTGAGCGCATAGAAAGATAATAGAATTGTTCAGGCTGATTTAAATATTTAGGCATAGGATCATTTTTTGAGGCTAACTGTTCCAGATATTTTAAATCCATTTGATTTCTCCTGCTAATTGTAGTAAAATTCTAATCAACATCAATTAAGCCAAAGCGATTTTACATTTGTATAACCTGTGTGAATTTGTATAACCAAGGTTATACGCAAAAAAGCTAGGGAAAATGCGGCTTCCAAGACTTTGTGTAACTGTGTAACCAAAAATCACTTTTTTCTCTACGCGCGAGAGAGTTTGTATTAGCGTAGTAAAGCGTTAATACAAATTGAATTGTTTGTCTATTAGAGGGTACCTAAAAATGGTTACACAAGTTATACAGTTACACACCCGCATGAATACTGGATTTTTCGAGAGTGTAAAGTTACACACTTTACAGAGAAAGTTATACATCATCGTCAATCAGCCCAAAATCATCACATTCTTCTTGTGGAAGTTGCAGTACAACGCAGTTGCAAGGCTCTCCATTGATTCGTTTCGCTTTGGTAAATCCCTTGGAATTTGTCTCAATTTTATTGTTTTGTTTTAACCAGCTTAATAAGGCTTGCGGATTATATCCAGCGTCAAAGCAGACCCTATTAAAGATATTCCGCACGATATATGCCTGACCATGTTCAAGATCTCCCCAAACATCAAGTATATCGCTTTTCCCGCAAAACCTGTTTTTATTGGAGACTACAAATTCGCAAAGATATTCGTATCCCCGCTCGTTCATCGAAACGCTTGATTTTGTCTGTAGAAATTCGCTGATTTCAAACGCGGTTAACGAGTTTCCATCTTGGAAAATCCATTCAGTAGCAAGCTGGTCGGCGGTTAATACCATAGCCGCTGACATTGCCTGTTTTTCGGTGGTATCATTTTCGCTTAGCGAGGAATAAAACCTTTTGAATAACTCCTGAGCATACTCGGCTTGGCCTGATTCCTGAAACCTGGAGACAAATTCAGGACCGGCGAAGCCGTAATTTTTTTTAACGGTATCCGCCGCGCGTCTCGGGTCCGGAAAGAGCTTATCCTGGCACTCTACCTCAATAATTCGGTTGACCGCGCCTCCGCCAGAGCTTGAACTGGTAATTGGCATTTCTCCGCTGGTCAAGATACAATTAGCCCAAGTGGGCGTTTGATCCACACCGCCGCCTTTATTGCCCCGGGTTCGCCCGGCGCCTTCAGAGAGCATATATATGTCCTTGTCAAACTCCTTTTTGTCCTTTACAATTTGGAGTTCGTCCAGGATTAGAGGCATAGAATTAACGAAAGCGGCTGATTTTTCCCGTCCTACTGCCGTGCTGTTGAAGGTGTGGATAAACCGTCCGATTTCCGGATTGGCCCAGACGCTGGCCGCTAACAAAAGCCCCACTGTTTTGCCTGATTCTGTCCCGCCCCAAAGATGTACGAAGAATGGAAGCCCGCCCAAAGGCTTTACAAGGACGCTGGCAAAGCTGGCGGCTAGGATTATCCTGGTGGTGACGACGCTCCCAGAACGAACCTCACGGGCTAAATCAAGCCATTTCTCATAAGATCCTGATTCCTTTACGCTTTCAAAAAAAGTCTTAAAATTCAAGTCGCCGTCAAAAACCAGATCGTCCACATAAGGAGAAAAGCCGGCGTTATCAATCCAGCCAAGCCGGGAAACGCTGTTTTTCTCTGGGATTTCATCATAGTTTAAGGTTTCGACATCATGAAGATACTGCACCATATATTTCGAATTTTCACTTGTCACCGCTACGCCGACATTTGCAAGCTCTAAAATCGAATTATTGCTGGCAAGGGTTTTCTTATCTGCCGTAATATATCTCCATTGCTTTCCTTTGCGGTATGCTAGGCAAAGTTTTTCCACTCCGGTGTCGATATTGACTAGCCGCGTCACAGGGAGCAGAGGGTGGCTGCACGCGCTTTTTTCTCCGTATTCCGTGCTGATGGAAATCCCAAAATCGTCGGCTTTCCAGTCTCCGCAGGATAACTCGATAGGCTGTCCTTCAAAGCGTGTCACAGAATCGATCAGGATCGCCCTTGAGATGGCCTTTTTCTTTTTTACATATTCCGCGAACAGCTTGCGAAAGCCCGTAATTTTTACCTGCCTCGCCCGTTCCGACATGGTGGTCAGAACCCGTTCCAGCGTGAACCCGTCCTCTATGTATTGATACGCGAACTCATAAGGCGCGGTGGTTAAATAATCGTCGTGGGTGTAGACCGGTATTGCTGAAGAAAGTGTTTCATTTTGATTCAAAACCTCCGTTCGCCTCCCATTTATCAAAGGTTATATTTTCGTCCAGCCACCATTCCAGATACTCCATCTCTCCAATCACACGGGGGTCGCTTCTGTTCTGCCAGAGGTGCCGGAATTTAAAGGTTACCGCACGGTACAGCTCCTGATACCAGTATTCCAAAAAATACCGCTCCCGCCGCTCTGCGGCACGCTTTAACGCGCCTTTCTGTATCTGGGCTTTCTGCGATGGGGAGGGAGCTGTTTTGAATAAATTCAAGTGAAAATCTTCATCTAAGCGAATAAGTGCCTGACCAAAATCCAAGTGATAAAATTTCCTAACAAAGCTGATTACGTCTCCCGAAACCCCGCAGCCAAAGCAATGAAACGTGTTTGTGGCCGGATATATCTTTAAGCTGGCCGTATCCTCTTTATGAAAGGGGCAGACGATAAAACCACTTTTATTCGGTTCGAACCCGTAGTGCTCAAGCGCTTGGGAAATGTCTACCCTGTCCTTGATTTGATTCGCAAATTCATTGGTTTTCATAGGCACCGCCTAGTAATTCCAGTATCCTCCGGCCGGTGTCCGCCTTTTTGCAAAATTCAAAACGGACGCCGTATTTTTCCCCCATAGCGGAAAGCACCTTGTACAGCCGTTCCCCGGACATCGCCATAGGGGACAGCCTTAGTCTTGGGTTGATCCAATGAATAACGTCTTTCAGTTCTTTGACCGCTCCGCCGTGTTCGCATAGAATAATCAGCTTGATTCCGTATTCGTTTGCCCGTTCCAGTTCAGAACGGAATCGCTTGTGATCCTGGCAGACATTTTGGCACAATTCGGAAAGGTTTTGCTTTCGGTCTATCACAAGCCTGGGGTTGTCCAATGACATGTAATCACCGACCGGAAGCTTAGAGATAAAGTATTTGGTATGAACTGATTGAAAATGATTCAGTATTTTTTGAATGGCATGGTCCTTTTCTCTGCTGTCAATCCATATCATCATAACCGCTCACCCTTAAAAAGGCATATCTTCATCTGACAGCGGCTCAATATCGACAAAATTTTTTGAGGATTTCTGAGCTTCGCTGTTTTCAGCGGCCGTACCGGTTTCCTGAGGCTTGCTCCGGCCCAAAGAAAACTCCACGTTATCGCAGGTCACGCCCCAGGCCACCCGGTTCTTTCCGTCGTTATCCACCCATTTTCGCGATTCCATTCTTCCTTCAACGGTGATCCCGTCGCCTTTATGAAAATATGTATTAACGAATACTCCGGTTTTTTCCCAGGCGGTGCAGTCGATAAAGTCTGTTTCCTTTTCACTGTTTTTCTTAATCCGGCGATCCACCGCGACAGTGAAGCCGCATACCTCAGTGCCGTTGTTCGTGGTTCTAAGCTCGGGATCCTTTGTCAATCTTCCGCAGATAACAATTTTATTCATATTACTCCTCCTTCAAATTCTATTAAATCGTCCAGGCTGACAGGCCCGGAAAGTCGGTTAGTGGCACGGCAGTAATCGCATTTTTCACACCTTGGAGGTTCAATAACCTTTGTTCTGACAGCGTCAAAATAGGGGAGGCGTTCTTTTAATACCTCCATTTCTGCGTCCAGTGTGTGCTGCGGGATTTCTATCACAGCGATATTTGACGGATCCTCTTTAGATATCACAGCTAAATAACATGGGAGCCTATGGCCTTCCACTGCTTGGTAAACAGCCATTTGGAGAGGCCAGTTCCAATATTCGGCGAAGGAAAGCTTTCCTTGCCCAGGCCGGTACATTGGTTCCATGTCTTTAACAGTTTTAAGATCTACAATCCGCTTTCCACGCTGGTATATGTCCAGCTTTGCTTTAAAGGGCAATCCCTCGATCTCTCCGGTCAGGATAACCTGCTTTTCTCCGCGCGTGTATTCCATAAAAACCGGATCCTGTTCTGCTCTCCGTATCATGTCATTGGCTCTTAAATACTCGGCTTTTAACGTGCCGTCACGTTTGAACAGTTCCGGGTGGTTTCCCTTGAATTGCTCCAGCGTCCCCTCAAAATAGGAATCCACATAAGAGCCTATTAAGAGAGAGACAGTTGCAGGTCTGAAATATTTACCTTCCAGTTCAGCAATGGTTCTGGCGGGACAATCCATCATGGATTTGATAAAGCTGGCAGACCAATAGGCCTGATTTGCTTCTTGACTGTAATAATTTTTACTGGTCAGCTTCAGCATTTTCCGCCTCCGTTTTCTGACGGCCGTTTTCGGCCGCAGCCGCCTTACCGCAGGTAACGCACAGATTCTTTCCAAACTTTTTCTTTGCGTACTCAGCTACCTGCTCCGCGCTCATATTTCCGGAAGCTGTGATATTGTTTCCGCAGCGCTCACATTTGATCTCAATATTTTTGGGAAGGAACTTTCTCACCCTAAGCGCTTCCACAATATCTCCAAATGCCCGAACCTTCTCGATTCCAATTTGAATTTTGTGGCCAATCCATTTTTCTATGTATGGAGTGTTTAAAAGCTTTTGAATCTGTTTAGCGTTTGTGCTGTTTAAAATCATCGGTTTTTCTGATTCAGAAAAATAGCAGACGATGCACTCGTCTTTTTTTCCGTCCGGGCCGGTGACAGTTTCCTGCTGTACCTTGCTGATGGTCAAAATTAAGTCCTTATTGTCTTCAATGCTGTATGCGCCGAGATAATTCGGGTTGGACAGCTTTTTCCAATGGGTTAATCGCATATTTACCGCTCCGTTCTATCAGATTTCTTTTATTTCCACTCTGTTTTGCGCCCAGCGTAAAATCTGCGCCACAATACTAGAGGCGGACAGCCCGCTTTCAAGCTGGATCTGCCGCACGATTTCTATAGCGTCATCCGGAAGCCGTACCAGGTTGCTGGTAATGGTGGATGATCTATGCACAGTAAGAATTAATTTATCCATGATGTTTTCTCCTTTTAAATCCAGTTTCCCGAAAAGAACCATTCTTCTAACATTTGAGCGAATTCCGGGTCAATCTTTTTTCCTTTTTGAGGTTCAATTCCGCAAGCGTCCATCGCGTAGCTTAAAGCGTCGTCTTTTTCTACGTGAATGCCCTGATTTGGGCCAAAGCCGTCATAACTCATTTGACAAACCTCCTGTTTTGGTTTAAAATATATTCAGTTGTTTTTCGTGTGTCGCCCTTCGTGATGCCAGTCGCGAGGGCGGCTTTTCTTTTGCCCATTCAAAGCCTTTTTAATGTATTTCGCCTCAGTATATGGGCCGTAGTGGTTAACACAATCTGAAAAACGGCAGTGAAAGCAGTCTTTGTCACAGATGGATTGTTTCATTTCCATAACTCACCTCTCTTATGTACTGGCTCCTTTTCTTCTTTAAAGCGTTCCTCAGCTTCCGGTTTCGGTACCGCTCGCCAATATATGCCGCTGTGAATACGGCGCTCCATACCGCCAGAACGATAAACGCCACTGTCATTTCTGTGCTCATGTGCTTGTCCTCCTTTTTTCATCAATTTTTCGTTTGAGTTCACTTATTAATTGATTTTCTGTCATTCCTAAAATGGAAGGTAGGAGTTTATTGAAGTCCATTGCCACGGGAACGACTTTAAATTTTGGTTCCACGAAATACTTCCTTTCCGCCGCCTGAGTGCGGCTGTTTTTATTTGTGTACAAAATATTTGCAAGTGTCATAACCATACTTCAATTTAAGCCTTGGCGTTGCACAATGGCCTGAATTTGCATATTCTCCGTTTAGAAAAAAATGAGCGTAAAAGTGTTTGCAGTTTACGCACAACGGAGCGGTTGGGTCTTTTGCTAAGTAAAGGTCTCGTCTTTGGCTGACATTCATTGGTAATTCCTCCCTTTTTATACTCAAATTGGGTATTTATTTCTATTTGAATTATACGTACAATTTGAGTATGTGTCAAGAGATTTTTTTAGGAGGATATTAAAATGTTTCATGACAGACTTCGAGCCACAAGAATTAGTAGAGGATATACCCTACAAAAAGTTGCGGACGCTCTCGGTATTCCATTAAGAACTTATCAAAATTACGAAGGTGGGAAACGTGAGCCAAATTTATTATTGTTAGTTGATATTGCAGATTTTTTACAGGTTCCTACCGATTTTCTCCTGGGGCGTGACGATTATTTGGAGTTTCTCGGAGTATCCGTTGATGTATCCCTAGCATGTCCTCCAAGGCGTCCCAAACCTGAAAAGAACCGTTAAGTTTTTCATATTCTATTTTCTGATAGTGACCTAATGTTAATCCTAATTTATCTGCCATAGCCTGCTGTGTCATACCAGCGGCTTTTCTTGCCTTGCGTAGATTTTCTCGCATTGTATCACCACGCTTTCTCTGCGTT